ATTGATGACTCGCTGGTGCAGTACATCCTTGAGGATGATCACGGCCCGCTAATCACCAAGTATCTATCCCAGAACGTCACTGAATTAGACGCACTGAGACATTTACATCCAACTATGGCCGCAGTCAGGATTGCTACGTTGATCAAGTCAAAAGCTGTCGCCCTTAAACCCAAATACACTAACGCTCCTGATCCAATCCGTAGACCGATGCCATCAAGCGCACAGGTCAAACCGAAAGGGCCGAAAGGAGCAACATTTGAATAATAGGTGATTTAACATGGCTAATAATTTAAGCAGTAACGTAACCCGTAAAGTTGCCCGTGTGTTCCTCGATGCTTTCGAGAATTCACGGGTAATCACAAAGACAGTTGACACTCAGCTTCTGTCTGACAAGTTCAATCCGTCCTCTGGTAGCACTGTAGACTTCAAGCGTCCGCACGACTACAACACTATCCGCACCTCTGGCGGTGATATCTCCTCCTCAACCAAGTCTTCAATCATTGCTGGTAAGGCAACTGGTACAGTCCAGAATTACTTCACAGCAGCGACAGACTGGGGCAACCTGGAAGAGGCGATTCAGCTTGATCAGTTGGAAGACATTCTGGCTCCGATGGCTCGACGTATCGTGACTGACCTTGAGCTGGACTTCGCATCCTTCATGCTGAAGAACTCCTCACTGCGTTATGGTACTCACGGCACAGCAGTAGATGCGTGGTCTGACGTTGCGGGCGCTGGCGCGTTCATGGACTCAATCGGTATTAACCCAGCGAGCGAGCGTTACTACCTGATGAATCCGTTCACGGTAGCTGGCCTAGCAAGTGCTCAGTCAGGTCTCAACTCTGTTGACAGCTTGATTCGTACAGCGTGGGAAAATGCCCAGATTAGCACCAACTTCGGTGGTCTTCGTGCCCTGAGCGCAACTACTCTGGCAAGCTTCACTTCAAGCTCTGGCGCAGATCGTGCCGGTACTCTGAGTGCTGCACCTGACGCAACCTACGTCACTGCGAAGGACACAATGACCCAATCACTTGCGGTCACTGCGTTCCAAGCAAACATGGTTGTGAAGGCAGGCGAACTGGTAACGATTGCAAGCGTCAACCGTCTGAACCAGTCAACCCGTCAAGCGATGGTCAGTGCTACTGGCACTAACGTAGCATGGACTGGTGTGGTGACTGCTGATGTGACTCTTGGCGCGTCTGGCGAAGGCACTCTGGTAGTGGCCGGCCCAGCGATCTATGAGTCAAGTGGTCAGTACAACACTGTAACTGCTGCGCCTGCTAACGGCGCTGTGATTACAATCGTTTCTGCTACTGCGACTCTGTACCAGCCTAACCTGTTCTACACAAAGCAGGCTTTCGGATTGGGCACAGTCAAGCTGCCTAAGCTGTACAGCACTGACACTGTTGCGACTACCTCTGACGGTATGTCCATCCGTATCAGCAAGTACTCTGATGGTAACGCTAACTCACAGTCCATACGTTTTGACTTGCTCCCAGCCTACGCTTGCTTCAACCCAAGCATGGCAGGCCAGGGTTTCGGCGTGTAATTGAGGAGGGGGGAGCTTCGGCTCCTCCCTAATCTTATGGCTAATAAACCTCCCAAGAATTCAAAAGACACAAGGCTTGCAAGGGCCGGTGTTGAAGGCTTTAATAAGCCCAAGAAAACCCCTAATCATCCGACAAAATCTCATGTAGTGGTCGCTAAAGTAGGCGACGAGATTAAGACGATCCGCTTCGGTCAACAGGGTGTTACCGGCTCTCCTCCAACAAAGGGCGAGTCTGAAGCAGACCGAAAGCGCAGAGCATCATTCATGGCGCGTCATAAACAAAACATCGACAAAGGCAAAATGTCAGCAGCTTACTGGGCTGCAAAGGAGAAATGGTGAACACAATCTGGGTTAAACCGAGTGGCGTGGAAGTCAATGTTGACAGCGGTAGTTACGAGGCTGCTGCAAGTCTGGGCTGGAAGCCTAAAGATCAAGCACCTGTAGTCGAAGAAAAGAAGCGCGGTCGTCCAGCTAAATCTCAAGAGGCATAAGAAATGGCAACGGTCTCCCAAGTAGCTAAGGCTTCACTGCAAGCAATTCTGGTACAGGCGTCAGAGGCTCCTCTGGAAGCTGACGAGTATCAGGACTTTATCTTTGCAATGAATAACTATATGTCCAGCCTAGCGGCTAAGGGCATCAACTTGGGTTACACAGCAGTCACAGGGCTGGCCGACGAGGTGACTATTCCTCCTGGCGCTTTGACTGGCTTAATCGCTAACATGGCGTTCCAGTCTGTTCCTTATTACGGTGGGGTGGTAACAGCAGAGCTTGCTGCGACAGCGCGTGAAGGGATGCAGGCAATGCGTCAACTAGGGCAGTACATCACGCCCACAAGTCTTCCATCTACCTTGCCTGTGGGGAGTGGAAATGAGGACAATCAGTTTGGCAATGGACTGCATTTTTATCCTGAGAACGAACCATTGGTGGCAACAGAAATTAGCGGCGGGATTGCTTTAGAGGTGAACACAAATGGTTGAGCGAACGTATGGTGTAAGGCAGTCCGACTTTGAGGCGTTAACCACCATAACGCCAGGCTCCTATTTCGGGTTCTTCTACAACGGCTACAACTACAAGATCACCTACGCTAACTTCATTTCAGGTCTTGGTGTGACTGGCACGATTGTTCAGGTGGGTGCTTCGACCGGCACTCCGGTTCTTGATGTATCGGGTACGGTCAAGAACATCCGCAACCTTGAAAATGGATCAGGTATTGCGGCAAGTGTGTCGGCTCAGAACGGCATCACCTTAGCGCACAACTTTACTGTTAACTCGACCGGCTCTCCGTTGATGCTGAACACCACAGCGACGAGTCCAACCTTTGTTTCACTGGTCGCAGGAACAGGAATTACCCTAACAGCGGCAAGCAGCACGATCACCCTAGACAGCACTCAAGCAGTGGCTCAGGTGCGTGGTCAGGTCTATATGCAGGGTAACGCAACTGCCACTGTAATCGCGTCCACTGCTACTCCTGTTCTTGTTGCTGGAACGTGGACTGTTGATCTGTCAACTAACGCAACTTGCACAACAGCAGGTCGGATTACTTACACCGGCACAACGACTCAGATTCTCACGATCAACGCAGCATTAAGCCTTGATCCAGCCAGTGGTTCTAACCAAAACATTCAGGTGTATTTGTACAAGAACGGCTCTGCAATTGCTGGCTCAAGAATCGAATCAAAGATAAACAATAGCGAACACTTAGCAGTTCCACTTGTGTATCAAGTCTCGATGGCGACAAATGATTACATTGAAATCTATGTCCAGAACTCTACGGCAACAAACAACATCACGGTTAGCAGAGCTGTATTGAGTATTAACTGATGCCAGCACTTCCGATCACCAACGGGTTCTACGTCAGCCCATCACTACCACTGAGCGCACAAGAGTGCTTGAATTGGTATGTGAACGTGTCCGAGGCGGCAGCACTTAGCCCTGAGAACCTGTTTGGCACTCCAGGCTTGGTAGAACTTGTGTCCTCTGGAACAGTGTCTAACCAGAACCGTGGTATGCACGAAATGGCTGGTATTGCCTACGCTGTTAACGGAACGGTGCTGTACAAGATCGTCGAGACAATTACCAATGGCGTAGCTACCTACAGTCTTACAACTCTTGGCACGATCACAGGCACTGCTCAATGCTCGATGGCAGACAACGGTACTCAGTTGATGGTCTTGGTGCCTGGCGGCAACGGGTACATCTTTAACCAAGCCACAAGTGTATTCGCACAAATCACAGACGCTGATTTTACTGCTAACGGTCAACCGCAATTTGTGGTGTTTATCGACTCGTACTTTGTGTGTACAACCGACACCAAGAAGTTTATCTGCTCGGCTCCTAATAATGGATTGAGCTACAACGCTCTGGACTTTGGGACAGCAGAATCCGATCCTGATGTGACTGTTGCTCCTGTTGTCTTCAAGAACCAGTTGTTTATCTCTGGATCACAGACCATTGAAGCCTTCCAAAATGTGGGTGGGACTGACTTCCCATTCCAGCGAACAGGGTTGTTCTTGCAGAAAGGCGTGTACGCTCCCTACTCACTGATCAACGCACAAGACACTGTTGTCTGGGTAGGCGGTGGAGAGAACGAAGGGCCATCCATTTGGGCGCTCTCTGGCAACGATACAGCGAAGATCAGCACGACTCCTATAGACAACTTACTTCAGAACTTAACAGCGTCCCAGCTTGAGTCTATCTACGCTTGGGCGTATTCACAGAATGGGGCGTACTTTATCGGCTTTACGCTGCCAACTACCACTTTGGTATTCGACCTGGCAGCAAAGCGATGGCACGAAAGACGCTCGGTGCTCGATGGTGACTTGAGTCGATACCGAGTGAGGGCGATCTGTAAAGCGTACAACCAGATACTGTGTGGCGACTTTGTGGACGGCAGGATCGGCAGGATCGATCCTCTTGTTTACACAGAATACGAAAACACGATTATCAGGCGAGTAGCGACCCAGCCATTTCAGAACAACCTAAAGTCTATCTTCGTTCCATCACTGGAATTAACTGTTGAATCCGGTGTGGGGAATAATGCTGTTGCCGATCCGGTAATTAGTCTGGATCGCAGCAATGATGGTAAAACTTGGTCAGATGCCAGAACACGATCAATCGGTGAAGTGGGCGAGTACGACAGGCGAGCAATCTGGAGGCGCAACGGTCGAGTATCAAGGTTTGAGATATTTCGATTCACTCTGACTGACGCAGTTAAACCAGTAATACTACAGCTCAACGCTGAGATCATAGGTGGCACGAAATGACCACTCCACTACTTAATGCTGGACAGCCAATTGTTGACGAATCTGGTAAAATGGCCCAAGCGTTTAGAACGTGGACTTTGGATGCTTCGCTGAGTATTCCTATTATCGGCACAGGCTCACCAGAGGGCGTGGTTGAGGCCAGACAGTATCAACTTTATATTAACTCAGCAGGCACAGCGGGATTAATTGAATACCGCAAAATGCTCTCACAGATCGGTGGCGACAGGACGCAGGGATGGATTCTCGTTTAGCTAAAATGTTATCTAGCAGACCGGAGTCTGTGACGCTACCAACTAAAGCGAGAGCACTAGAGATATTGCAGCATTCCAGCGTAAGTGTTCCCTGGGGATTTTACGTTACTGACATTGGCAACATGGACGGCCTTGTGCTGCTTGACGACAGGGTGCTAGTCCAACTGATTCCAAGAAGCGGGCAGCTAGAGATACACGGCTGTTGCAAGTTGCGTGACCGAGCAAAGATGGGCGATCCGTTTGCCAAGTTGTTGGAATGGGTTACACAGTATGGATGGACGCAAATCTACACAACCGCCCCAGATGACAGAACGGCATTGAAACGAATGCTGACAAATCTGGGCTTCACAGAACAGAAAGAGAGGTGGATATATGGGCTTTGATCCGTTAACGATGGCGGCAGTGTCTGTGGGCGCTAATATGCTCGGCCAGCGATCAAAAAAGAAAGATGTCAGCAAAGCCAACAGACGTTCAATGGCAATGGCTAACACTGAGATGGCTAACCTCATGCCTGCTTACCAACAGGCTCAGGACACGATGATTGGTGGCTATGGTCAGGCGCAGGACGCAATGATCGGTGGATACGGTCAAGCCGGTCAGATCAATCAAGAGGCGCTTAATCGTGCCTACCAAATGCAGGGCCAGTCCTTTATGCCAAGGATGCAAGCGTATCAAGGCGGTAACGTGGCGGCTCAGAATGCTAACTTGTCCTCGATCCCTGCGATGCGAGCAGCACTACTGGGCGGGCGTATGCCTCAGATGCAGCAGGCTCAGTCTCTACCGATTGACCAATCAGCACTGGCTGGATTGATCAACCCGCAAGCACAACAGTTCCCAGCACAGCAGCAGTTCTCAGCACAGCAATTCCCACAGATGCGACCGTTCCAGAGGTAATTATGGCTTACACAGTCAAAGAAGTGGCAGATTACATTGCGGCTAATCCTCAGCTAAGTCAGGCGCAACTGTCTGAGCTTGCCCGCAATAACGGGGTCAGTGATGAGGTTCTAGCGCAGGCGATGGGTACGGTGGCTGCTCCACAGCAATACACGCCAGGCCAGATAACCGACCAGCAACTAAAAGACTTCTTTGCAGCCAACCCTAATATCTCGAATGAACAGACCTATGCGCTGATGCAGCAGTATCAGGTCAGCCCACAGCAAGTAGTCAATGCGCGTGGACTTGAGCCAGGTAACGCTTACGGACAATACAATCAACAGGTTGTTAACAACGCTCGCCCTGGTCAAGTCACAGACTACGAGCTTCAAGCGTATTTCGCCAATAACCCGAATACTCCTGACAGTCAAGTCTATGCTTTGATGAATCAATACGGAGTCTCTCCTGAACAGGTCTCCAGAGCTATCGGAATGCCTTTGGATCAGGCGCAGGGCAGATATAGAGATGCTCGAATTGCGGCTACTCCTACAGGGCTGGTTGGCGCTGAGGAAGCAATTGGAACAGGGCTTACTGGTGCTACTGCAACCTTAACAGGGGCGCAAACTCAGTCGCGTAACGACATCAATACTGCTTTGA